GAGATGAGAAAGATTCTAAAATTGATAAAAAAGAAAAAATAAAGGATATTTCACAAGAACCAACAACTGTTAAAGTTGGAAAAAAAAAGAAAGATGAAAAAGAGGGTAGAAAAGAAGATAAAATTAATAAAATATCTACCGGAAAATCTAGTACTGAGGAAATATCTAAAGATAAAAAAGTAAAAGAATATAAAAGTCCGTCATTTTTTGGGGATATGGACTCAAAAAAAATAAAAGACGGTATTTCAACAGTTTTATCAATAGCTGTTGGTATAATTGCCATAGGATTAGCTTTAAAAGTTGTTGGTAAAATTGATTTTGCATCTGTTATAGCACTTGCAATATCATTACCTCTTATTGCCATTGCTTTTGCAAAAATTGCTTCAATTTTTGCGGGTAATATTAGTGAAGATGAGAATGGGAAAAAAGTTAAGATTGATAAATTTAATATTAAAGACTTACCCGGAATACTATTAACAATGGTTGGATTTTCTACGGCCATAACAGCATCATCTTATATTTTAAGTAAAGTTAAACCTATTGGATTATTCCAGGCCACTACTGCCATATTAATTGCTGGAACATTTGCAGTAATTGCACCGAATCTTGGTAGAATAATGAGCGGATTTAATGGAATTAGTATTATGTCAATGGTAAAATCTATTGCATTTTTACCTCTAGTTTTATTAGGAATCTCAACTGCAATAATGTTGTCATCATATGTTTTAAGTAAAGTTAAACCAATTGGATTATTTCAGGCCACTACTGCCATATTAATTGCTGGATCGTTTGCGGTTATATCATATGGATTAAATAAATTAATTGGTGCTTTTAAAAACATAAACATGGTTGATGCTTTACTTGCCTCGGTTCTTATGCCAATAATTTTAGTATCTATTTCCATTGCGATAGTTAAATCATCCGAATATTTAAGTAAAATTAAACCAATTGGATTATTTCAAGCAATGAGTGCTATATTTATTGCGGCAACATTCACAGTTATATCTTATGGAATTGGTAAAATAATATCAGCATTTAAAGGAATTAACCCTCTAACAGCTATTGCATCTGCTGTTATAATGCCCATTTTATTTGTCGCATTATCATTTTCAATAATGACTTCTTCGGTATTTTTATCAAAAATTAAACCAATTGGATTATTTCAAGCATTAACATCAATATTTATTGCTGCGACATTTGTTGTTCTATCATATGCAGTTGCTAAAATATTACCAGCCTTTAGAAGAGTTAGTTATGAAGATGCCTTTAAAGCATCAATTATGATGCCTTTACTTTTTACTAGTATGTCCTTATCAATACTACTATCATCATATTCTTTATCAAAAGTTAAACCAATAGGACTTTTTCAGTTTTTAAGTTCAATTGGAGTTGTTCTATTATTCGTTGCTTTCTCATATGCAATGAAAGTAATAGTTGATGCTACTAAAAATATTAGTATAAGAGAAGTTATTTCATCTTTTGCCAAATTAACTATAATGTCTATGACAATATATTTAACTGGATATTTAATTAATAAAATGCCTAATATAAATTTAGGTAAAGTTATAAGTATGATAGCAATTACGGGTGGATTAGTTGCAATTTCCTATCTATTTAAAAGTATTATAAAATCTACTGAAAATATTTCAATTGGAGATGTTATAAAGTCATCTATTAAATTATCATTAGTAATTGGAACGATAGTTGCTGCAGGGTATTTAATTAATAAAATGCCTAATGTGAGTTTAGATAAAATTAGTCAATTTACTATTCTATCAATAGGTCTAGCGTTCGTTTCTGTTTTATTAATAGGAATTATAAAGGTATTAGACAGAATTGGATTATCTAGTATAGTAAAAGGAGGAATAGCTATTGTGGCACTAGCTGGTGTTATAATGATATCTTCTATATTATTATCAAAAGGTAGATATGATAAATATCCAAGTTTTAAATGGTCACTTTCAACTACATTATCATTAGGTATATTTGGATTGGCGGCCTTTTTACTAGGAACCCAAGCAATGAATCCTATGTTTTATGCTGGAATGGGTATAATTATTGCTCTATCAGCTGTTATAGTAGCAACATCATTCATTCTAGGTAAAGGTAAATATAATAAATATCCAACTCCTAGTTGGTCACTTGGTGTTGGTATGAGCTTAGCGGCTTTTGGATTAGGAGCGGTATTATTAGGAACACAAGTATTTAATCCATTTTTCTATGCAGGACTTGGTATGATACTAGTTGTTGCCACATCTGTTGTATCGACTTCATATATTTTAAATGCTGGTAAATATGATAAATATCCAAGTCTAACTTGGGTAGGTAATACAGTATTAGTTTTAGGATCATTTGGATTAGTTGCTGTTGGATTAGGTATAATATCACCTCTGTTATTAGTTGGATTACCAGCAATGATAGGGATTGCAGGAACTATCTATTTAATAGACAAAATGTTAAGTAGTGGTAACTATAAAAAATACCCAACTAAAGACTGGACAAATCCAACTATATCTTTAATTGGTAAATTTTCTGAAATTTCAATTTTATACGCATTAGGATTACCATTATTAATATTAGGTTCATTGGGAATATTAGCAATAACTGGAACTATATACTTAGTAGATAAAATATTAAAAAATGGAGACTTTAAAAAATTTCCATCAAATAAATGGATATCTGGTGTGACAAATACTATACAATCTGTCTCTAAATTATTACAAGATATTAGAAAAAATTTAGGTTTTGGTGATTTAATTTTAGGTGCTATAAAACTGTTAGGAACTGTTAGTATAATAAAGAAAATAGATGAGACTTTTAACAGAGGACAATTCAATAAATTTCCATCAAAAAAATGGAACGATGGTGTAAAATATACTATTCAAACCTTTATGCAATTAATTAAAGATAAAGGATTTTTAAGTGTAATTAAAGAAAAAATAGGAAGTGCACTTGGTGGAGGATTAGATGATATAGCTAAAATAATAGTTAAGGTTGACAATATCTTATCAAAAGGACAATTTAATAAGTTCCCATCAAGTGATTGGTCAAAAAATATAATATCATCATTAAGACTATTTAAATCATTGATGGGTGAATCTACTGTATCTGATAGTATTGGAAAAGGAATTAAAAATATATTTAGTGATGAAAAATCGACTAATAGTATATCTGGAATAGCTCAACAAATTACATCAGTATCGGTAATTTTATCTAAAGGTATTTATACTAAATACCCAAGTAGTATGTGGGGTAGTTCTATACAGTCAATATTTATTAAATTTATATCTCTAATATCAATGGCTTCAAAATCATCAGGATCAACTGCTTTAGTAATGGTTTCAAAATATATAGTTGCTATTGATAAAATATTAAGTAGTGGTGTTTATACTAAGTATCCTAGTGATAAATGGATTAATTCAGTATTCGGTGTTTTAGGAAAATTTTCTAAAATTTTAGAATCTACTAAATCGATTAATGGTTCTAATATTATTAATCTTTCTAAAACAATTCTAACAATAGATCAAACATTAAGTAAAGGTAAATATATTAAATATCCTAGTGATAAATGGATAAAAGGAGTATCAATAACTTTAGGTGAATTTAGAAAAATATTAAATGATTACGGTAAAGAATTTTTATCATTAAGTATAGGTAATAAAATGATCTCTAATATATCAGAATCGATAGTTAAGTTAGATGATGTTTTCAGCAAAGGTAAATATACTAAATATCCTAGTGATAAATGGACTAAAGGTACTATTTCATCACTTAATGAATTTAAAAAATTAATAACGGGAACATCATCTTCTATCTTATCATTAATAATTGGTAATAAATCTATAAATTCGATTATTACCAGTATATTATTAATTGATAAGAAATTGGCTAGTGGTGAATTTAAAAAGTATCCAGACAAAAAATGGTTAAATGGATCATTTACCGCTATTAAAGATTATTCAAAATTAATTTCCAATTTAAAATTAGATATTTTATCAAATTTTAAAGTAAATTCAATAATAAATTCAATATTATCAATTGATAAGAAATTATCTGTCGGAGGATTTAAAAGATATCCGGATAAAAAATGGTTAAATGGATCGTTTACTGCTATTAAGGATTATTCAAAATTAATAAATTTTATATCCAGTAATAAAATATCAGATATTATTTTATCTAATTTAAAAATAAATGAAATAGTAAATTCAATATTATCAATTGATAAGAAATTATCACTTGGTGAATTTAAAAAATATCCAAACCAATCTTGGATTAATAAAATATCCAGTTCAATTTTACAATTTGGCAAATTATCAATTAATATTGATAAAAATTTTGGATCAATTTCTTTAATGTTCGGATTATCTAAAATTAAGAAAATTGTTGATACTATAAAAGAGATATCTCTTTCAATATCTAATGGAAATTATACTAAGTTCCCAAGTTCTCAATGGTCACTTGGTGTTCCTGCTGCTATTAAAGGATTTATGAGCTTTAATTTTGGACTATTATCTGGAATATCATTATTTAAATCTGATAAAGATGATAAAAACGAATTATGTAAAATAGTTGATTTAATGTTATTTGTTGATAAAAAATTTCAATCTGGAAATTGGCAAAAATTCCCATCTGTTCAATGGGTAAATGGTACAATATTATCTTTACAAAAATTTAGAAGTATAATATCATTATTATCATTTAGTTCTTTAGGTGATAAAGTATTATCATCATTTGGTATTAAAAATCCATTAATCACAGCAGTTTCAAACATTGAAATGTTGGCTATATCTTTTGATAAGTTAGCTAGATCAGTAAAATCATTTACTGATTCTATTAAAAATATAGATGGTGATAAATTATCTGCTATAAGAAGCTTATCTACTAACGTTATAATGATGTCACTTATGGATCCTGCTCAATTTGATGCAATGATGGATAAATTAGAACAAAGATCTGGTATATTTGCTGATTTAGTTAAAGATTTTGAATCGAAAAAATCCGAAGTAAATAAAAATAATGGAAATATCGGAGTTTCTTATAAAACATCATCTAAAACAAATACACCTGGAGTTAAAACAGAATCTCAAATTTTATCTGAAAAATTAGATATTATGAACTCGTTTCTAGCCGATATAACATCGGTAGTTGGATCAAGAGGAACACTTAAAAATTATCTTAATAGAATTAAAGATGATGTTTCTATTGGTGGTCAAAATACACTTAGTCAAAGATCTGATAAAAGAGTAAAAAATATAATTAAAAAAATTGGTATATCTGATAATGGAATAAATATTTATTTATTTACATATCATTTTGATCCATCAACGATATATCAAGGTATTATAGCTCAAGAACTAATTGGTTCTAACTATGAAAAAGCTTTACATGTTGATAAATCTGGACTTTATTCAGTTGATTATTCTATGATAGATGTTGATTTCAAAAAAACAAATTTATAATTTTTAATATAAATGATATGGAATTTTTAAAAAAAATTAGACTATTTTCGGATTATAAAAATATTTTAAAAAAGAATAGAGTATCACTTGAATCACAATTCAATATAAGAATAGATAGAGCTTCTCGTATTTATACAGTATTAAATGTACCAGATAATTTATACGGTGAACCATATAATATTCGTAAAAGTGATATTGATACGATTTCTGAAACTTATATAAAGGAATATATTCAAAAATTATCAGAATATTTAAATTCAATAGGATTAAATGAATTATATGATTTTTATGAACCTATTAAAAAAGTTGATAAATATTCATATTTAATAATATTAGGATTTAAGCCATTAGATTCTGTTAGATATAATAACTTAATCTGGTTAAAATTGGTTCCAATTATTTCTATAATATCACTATTATCATTATTATTTTATATTATTTTTATTTAAACAAAAAGGAAAAATCTTTTTATAAATAAAAACTATAAATAGTATGAGTAAATTTTATGAACTGTCACAAGATTCAGTTGACACTTTTTTCAAAGTTTTTAATAAAAAAACTTTCCCATTGTCTATTAAATTCCAATTTGTTGGATGTGAGAAACAAAAAAATCTAATAAAAATTTCTAAATTACCTGATCAATATTCATTTCTTTTAGATAAGGAATTATTAATTCAGATTAATGATGATTTAATGTCTGTATTCGATGAAGAATCAATAACAATATTAATTGAACAAGAGATTGATAAAGTAGTTATTGATAGTCAATCAGGTAAAATTAAAATGATTAAACCAGATTTATCAACTTTCTCAGCACTTATAAATAAATATGGAGTTGATAAAGTAGCTAGAGCTAATCAAGTCGAAGACTTGTATCAACAACAAACTAGCGATAGTGATAAAAACGAATTTATCGCATAAAATAAAAAATAATTATTATGACACAGAAATTAGAAGTTAATACGGTAAAACCTGAGGTATCATTCTCTCACTCTGATGAGAACTATAGAATTATAGAACTTGAAGATGAAATAAAATTAGATAATAGCATTAATAGTCTAAGAAATTATATGTCTACTACAAATGGTTTTGGAAAAACAGATGAACAAAGAGATGCAGATTATGCACATGCACAATCTATTTGGAAAAATTTTCAAACAGATTTAAGAGAAACTAAATTAAATTTCTATCTTGATAGAAATCAATATAAATTACTAACTGATATTTTATTAAAAAAATTAGAATATGATGTAAATACTGTTTTTATAGCTATTGAACTTACTGATTTATTAGGAAGTATGAATGGTACAAAATTTAATGATAAGGAAATTAAATTTTTCAAATCAAATCCTACTGAAATAACATATATTTATCATTTAATACAAAATTTTAAAGTTAAAGGGTTAACTAACGAAGCATACACTTTTTCAAAAATATTAAGAAGAATTGGAGATATCTCTAAAATAATTAGTTATTATGATGCTAATGCTAAAAATCTAACTAATGAAATTGCAAATTGGGCTTTATCACTTGATGCTATCGAACCTTTAATCTCTGAATTACCTAAAATTGAAAATACGGAAGAAGTATAATTTAAAACCCACTTAGAGTGGGTTTTTTATTTATCCAAATATTGATATACATATTTTCTAAATCTATTTTGAACCTCAGGTTCCATCTTACTATAAACATCTTGAATCCAGGAAGATTTACTACCAGTTTTTAATAAATATAATATTCTATCATCACTAAATCCTCTTTTACGACATTGAGTAATAAAAGAATCAGCATAAGCCATAATTTCATCTGTAGAACTAAAATATTTTTTCATCTTCATTGGCGAATTTTCTAAATTACGAATTTGAATATTAGGTCTTTTTTCAGATTGTTGTTTGTGTATAGATTCGTGTCTTAATATTTCTTCTAATAAGTCTAATAAACCATTTTTAATAGGACCCAAATCAGAATTTAATGTTTCTATAAATTTATCTTCAACAACACAAACATACATTTTATTAGTATGAATATTATGAGCTGCAAATCTTAATCCTGGCATAATATGTGGCATATTTACTGGTACTAATTCAATTTCTTTATCTGTTTGTAATTTAGATTTGAAGTAGTCAATATCTATAAATTCAACATCTAAATCACTAAACATATCTTTTAACTCATCCATTGTAATACTACTCATACTTTTGATATTACTGATTATTTCACTAAAGTCGTATGGTTCTATTACTGACTCATTAAATGATTTAAAGTTTAAAATATGGTTAAAATTAGATAATTCTTTTACAGATATATTTTTATTTTTTGCTGGCATTTTAGGAATTATTTTTTAATATATATTAAATATGAAGTATATTTTTAATTTCATTTCATTTAATGAAGAGGTAAATCCTAAAGACATTTTTTTTATTCAATCTAATTTTGATGAATATTTTACAATATCATTTGAATTTGAATTAGAAACAGATGACTCCGATAATTATCAATATGATTTTGAAGAAATTGATGATGATTTATTAGATGATGTTTTTAAAGATGTCAAGAAAGAATTAAAATTATCAAAAAGAAAAGATACTATCTTTTTAAAAAATTTATTAAATTCTATTTTAGATCTAGTTGATACAGATGAATTAGATTATAAATTATTCAATTATACATTTGATTCATTGATTACATCTGATGAGAATCAAAATAAAATAGTAGAACATACTAAATTAATATTACTAAGTCAAATAATATCTAATGATTTTGAATATTTAACTAGTATGTCTAAAGTTCATTTAAAATCATTTTTAGATAAATGGGGTGATGATATTGATTTTATAAGTGATGCCAGCTTAGATAGAGGTATAGAAATAAAACCAAAAACTTACATAATAGGTATTTCAAAAGGAATAGAAATGATAGAAGATTTTTATTCTACTATTTCTAATCAATCGTATTGGAAGTTTGCTCCCACTACAGGTTTACATATAAATATAGGAACAACAAATAATAACATAGAGTGGAATCCATTAAAAGGCTTACTTATTATGGATGATTTTAGTTTTGATAAAAGTAGAGTTCCTTTAGTTTTTAAAGATATGACATGGAGACAAAATAACAAATTTTGTGGATCACTTTTAGAATCTATTTATAAAATGAGCTCTAAAGAAAAATTAATATTAAAAAGTAAATTTAATATTAATGATATTAAAAAGACAGAAAATGATATTAATTCATTTCTAACAAATAAAGTTAAAATTGATGGATTAAAAAACTTTGGTTTTAATATAATTAGAATTGAACAAAATTATGTTGAATTTAGATATGTAGGTGGTGATATTTTAAAAGAAACCTTAATTGATAAATTAAAATATTTTAGCTTTCTAGTATTTTGTATGACCAATAAAGAATATAAACGTAAAGAATATTTAAAAAAACTATATAAATTTATAAATTCTCTGTAAATTTATTTTATAGGACAGCTTGTTGCGGTATATATAAACCTCCAATCTCTATTAATATTGACACCAATTGATATAGCACTAGTGTATATATCTTCTAAACACTCACTATCAGCACCACCTACTATAGTTACATTTTTACCCTTTAACTCTAAAAGTAAATCATATAATTTTTTACTAATGTGAAACCAAACATGATTATTCCCAACATATATTATAACTGTACCTTCTTTTGTTGGAAACATATTACCTTTTTTAAGTTTTTCATTTTTCTCAAGGCTTTTTATTTCAGTATAAGTTTCTTTCGATAAAATTTTCTTATAAAAATCAGCATTAACATTATAATTATATCTTTTTTCTATAACATCTTTTTGGTTTGGAAATTTATAGAAATTATCATGAATCGGGACTTCTGGATCTTCATCATAAAGAAAATCTTTATCAACATTTCCTAAAAAATGATTATCCCAAACTTGGTAAACATCAGTAAAACTATTACAATATTTTGTTAATTTATTTATATACATTTCCGTAAAAAATGATCGAAATGACTTTTGAACATCTACAATTATTAAAATTTTTTGATTATTATACTGTTCAAATGTATTAACTATTCTCATAAATATGATACTTTTACATATATATAAAAAAACTCATCAAGTTTTTTGATGAGTTTTTTATTTTATAAATTATTATTTAGAGTGGTAACTCTTCCGATCCCTCATCATCATTCTCATCATCCTCTTCATCACCAACTTCCTCAAAGTCACCTTGAGCTTGACCCTGAGCTTGTGGTTGAGCTTGTGGTTGAGCTTGTGGTTGAGCTTGTACTGGTTGAGCTTGTGATTGTACATCAGTTTGAACCTGAACTTGTGGTTGAGCTTGTGTTTGAGCTTGTGGTTGTCCCTGCGGCATTGTTTGGGCTTGTCCCTGACCTTGAGGGATTTGGGCTTGTCCTTGAGTTCCTCCTTGACCTTGTGGTATCGTTTGACCTTGCCCTTCTCCTTGAGCTTGTGCGTCACCCATAAGAGCACCACCCGGAATTTGATCAACGTTTAGGAAGTTGGTATTAATATATTTAACAATTTCTTCAGCGATATCCACATCTCCATAAAATTGACGTAAATTTTTACCTGTTGTATCTTTTACTTTTTTAACATAAGCATTAATTAGAGATTGTGGTATATCTAAAAATGCTCTTACTTTATAAATATCATTAACTTGAAGAACAGATTCTTTAATAATTTCTTCTCTTTTTCTGTTAATTGTATATTTTTCAAATTTTCTAAGATGCTTCATCCTGTTTTTATTAATTTTTTATAGTATATATATTAATGTTTAAAATCAACTTTTTATAATTAATATAGTAGTTACTATTCCTAGTATTATATTACCACCAATACTAATAAATTTTCTAAATTTTTGTCTAGAAATTTCTTTTTTAAGTGTTTTAACTTGTTGATCTTTAATAGATATTTGCTTATCACATAATTTTTTATCTAATTCATAATTTTTTATTTGAGTATTTAGATTTTTTACTAAATTATCTTTCTCTATTCCTTGATCAATTAAATCTCTACTTTTTATTTCTAATAAAGCCATTTTTTGATCTAATCCATTTATTACTTGTAAATAATATGCATCTAATTTATCACAATCTATTCTTAATTTTTTAAATAACAAGAGTAATTCTGAATCATTATCTAATGATTGAGCTTGTTCAATAGATATTATAACTCCTATTGTATCTCCATTTTCTATTAAATATCTTGGAAAAGATTGTGAACTAGCTAAAAAGCTAATTGCTATTAAAATTAAAGATAGTATTATTTTTTTCATATTATTTTGTTTTTTCTTTTATAGAATCTATAAGTTCTTGACCTGTTCTTTTAACTGGATTTTTAATAAGATTATCTATTTTGTTTTTAGTTTTATCAATTTCTTTTTTTTGATTATTAATATTTAACATTAAAGTCTTTATTTCACCATCTTTTTTAGATATTAGAATAGATATAGAATCTATTCTTGATTGATATTTTAAAATATTATCGATATATTTAACAGATTCTTGCCTAAGTTTTTCATTTTCTTTATATAGACTATCTCTAATTTTTTGTATATCTTTGCTTTCAGTTTCTAGTTTTTTTATTTCTTTTTTATAACCAGATGAGCTTATTAAATAGTTTATGAAAAAAAATATTGCAATGCCAGATATAATGATAAGTGCCCAGTCTTTTAACTTTAATTTTGATAAAAATAATTTTTTCATATGATATTTTAATTTTTTTTGTATATTTGTACCTAATATATATTCAATAAAAATATCTTCATTTGTGAAAAAACTAGTATCTTTTGATTTTGATGGAACTTTATTCCACACACCCACTAAAGAATTGGGTGAAGTTATATTTAAAAATGTAACTGGCCTTGATTGGCCTTATGGTGGTTGGTGGGGTCGAAAAGAGTCCTTAGATTTAAGGATATTTTCTATTCCTATAAATAAATATGTTTATAACAGTTTTCTTAAACATAGAAATGATCCTGATACATATGTTTTTTTAGCAACAGGTAGATTATCTAGCAAAAAAGTTGATTTAAGTAAAAATGTAATGAGTGTTCTAGCTCAATATGATTTAACGACTGATAATAAAAATGGTTTTGATGAAATTCATTTGAATCCAGGAATGGACACATACATATTTAAAGTAAGATTATTTGAAGATTTAATAAGAAAACATAAACCGGATGAATTCATCATGTATGATGATCGACATGAGCATTTAATAAAATTTGCAGATTGGGCTAAAACTCAGAGATGTAAAATAACTATAATTGATGTTATAAACAAAAAAGAAAAAACACATAACTAATATATGGCAACTATAACAAAGGAAAAAACTTCTTCTAAAGTAGAAGAAATATTATCAAATCCCTTTAAACTGATACTTCACAATGATGATTACAATACCTTTGACTGGGTTATAACTTGTCTTATGAAAATTTGTGATCATGAATTCGAACAGGCAAGTCAGTGTGCTCATGTAATACATTTCAAAGGAAAGTGTGATGTTAAATATGGGGATCTTAAAACAATTTCATCAATGAAAGACAAATTATTAAGTGCTGGTCTTTCAGTAACTATTGAATCAAATTAAAACTTAACATATCTACTGAAATTTCTTGGAGTATCATTATATTCCTTTGAATTATAAATAAATTTCAATTTCTTTCCAGTACCATATGTAATTTTATTTGGATCTATTTCATTATATGGTGAAATATATTTAAGTAAATGTGGATGCGTACTGGAAAGACAATTTGTTGAATTAACCTTCTGTGAAGCACAAAATGGGCAAGATAACAATCGAATCTAATTAAATTTTCTTATTTAGTCCTATTATTTCTTTGATTTGAAGTAAATCTTCAATAGATAAATTATCAATTGAATGTTTTACTTCAAATCTTTTATCATTTAAATCATTTATTATTTCACGTATATCTTTTATAGATATCTCTTCGTTTAGAAGAATTGGTGGAATAATTTTGAAGTTATTAGAATCTTCTTTAAATTTAATCCACTCTTGCTCATAATTTGGAATCTCTTCAATAAATTCCTCTTTTTCTTCATCATTGAAATCATTTATAATAGAAACTAATCTCCAATCTAGTTTACTTTTATTTTTTCTAATGAAATCTATTGGTAGTTGATTAGCACTTATTAATTTCCATAGGTTAAATTTCTCAATAACCCATTCATATTTAGAAATATCATTTATTTTTTCTGAGGAACAAAGATATAAAATCATTCTTTCCCAATTTATATAATTCTCATAAAGTTTAGTAAATTTATCCGATAGACCAGCATAAGTATTCATATTTAAGTTATAAACATCTTCTAGCAAAAAATATTCAATTAGAATTGCTTCTTTTATAAATTCTTCTGAAAGTGTCATTGATTGAATTATAATATTTTTATTTAATCCATCAAATTCTTCTGTTTTTGGTCCCCATTTTAATAAAAAACTCTCAGGTACTTCATAACCTTGTAGAACTTTTAAAAGACCATATTCTGAAATCATATTTAATAAATCATTCTCAGTTATTTTTAAAATATCTTCTTCTACTACTTTCTCTTCTACTAATTGTATTTTTTTCATATTAATTATTATTTTTAAAAGGATTATTCCAATTATTGGATAAAACATCATTTTTATATCTATTTAAAAGTTTCTTTCTCCTTATATCTAAAACTTGTTTATAATCTATACCCTCTACATATTCTATTCCATTCAATATATCTCTTATATATAAGGTAATTTCAGAATCTGTTAAGGATTCAAAATATTCCTCAACCATTTGTCTAAAATCATTTTTTTGAAATATTGCACACATATCTACTATACTCATTACCGTATCATCATGTGATGAACCATCAGCAGCATATCTAACATTACCAGCAGCTGTTGTATGTTTTATAAAAGTTGTTATCTCCGAAATATTTATATCATTTGTTATAACAATTGATCTGTCCTCCATTTTGTCTTGATATTCTTTAACTAATAAATTTTTATTTTCACCAACTTTAAGTCCAATTTTTTCATCAATTGCATCAGATCGGTGTTTAAATCTAAAAAATACAGAAGATCCATAGTCATTTCTACCGTCAAACACATGAGGCATATGAGCTAATAATTCATTACCATATGTATTTATTTCTAAAACAATTTTAACATTATCTGGATTGAAATATTCAAATGTTATTAAATATAAAATCTCGGCTAATTGTTGAACAGATACTAGATTACTTCTAAACATACCAACTTGTTCTAATTTGAAGAAATCAACTATTGATTTATATTTATGTTTTTGACGTTCAATTATTTCTTTTGTTTTAACATCTAATTTAAAGATATTAATTATAGAATAATCTTGACCTAATCCTTCTGAAACATCAACAGATATTATTATCTTATAATCTTTTCTTTTAAGTGGTAAAAAAATATCATCATCTTGTATCCATTTCATTTCTTGATATGAAAATTTTAACTTTTCAAACTCATCAAGCTTTTCACATTCATATAATTTTTTATTTTTAGTTAAATCATCTATTAATGTTTCAGTTAATAAGCTTCTTGATGAATTTATAAATCTTAAATCATATTCTTGATTGAATGCTTCTTCACCGCCAATATCTTTAATAGTTTCTTTTTTCCAAGTTGTTATTTCTGAAAATTCTAAAAATCTTATTCCATTAAATGATTCAGATAAAATATCCTCTTCAGAGCAATTTATTGTGTTTAATGTTGTAATTATCCATTTTTTCAATTCGTCATTATATAATAGAGAATGTTCATTTTTTGGATACTTTTCAATTAAATATTGAAGTAGTTCATCCTTATTTATTTTATATTCTTCTACTTTTTTAGGATTTAATCTAATATAAGTAGAAAATCTCTTGGGAACTTGCCACCAATATACTCTTTTTGCAATATAAGATGATTTTTCACCCTCTGGTTTTTCAGCATCTGTTAATAACTTATGAAAAAGATTAAATCCATCTGGTGTTGATGTTATAATTATTTTTGAATTCTCAATATTAGATACTGTTGGAAATACAGATTTATAAAATTTATCAGCTATATTTCCTGGTAGATATGCAAACTCATCTAAGTATAAAAAATCAGCAGCCTGCCCAATAGATGCAGTTTTAGTTGTTGCAAATCCTTTTATTCTACTTTTATTTTCAAAAACCATAAATTTTTGATTCCAGTTTATAATTCCTTGTTGTAAAAAGAAAGGTAGTTTTTGATATATCTCTCTTATTTTATCTAATACTTCAATTGCTGTATCTAATTTATTTGCTGTTACTAATACATTTTTATTATTATTGAATAGTACATAATGTAACATCATTATTGATGAGCAGATTGTATTGTGTGATAATATACCATTTGTATATAATCTATGGTTTGGATGATATACTGTTGCATCAAACATACATGATTTAAAATTATTATCTAATTTCAAAGTCCTAACTTCTTCTAAACCAGATTCTGTCCATATTAAATCTCCAATTTTTAAATTCTTAACAAAAACTTCATTGTAGCCTTTATCAAAAATTATATGATTATCTGCGCAAGATAAAATATAATTATCCGTTTTTAGAATATAATGTTTATAGGGTTGTGTTAAATGTATATCTGTTATTTTTTCATAACCAGTATCAGTTTTAACTTTAAACCCAGAAATATTAATAGAATTTAATATCTTTTTATTGATATCATCTTCATCTAATGATATATTTCTATACTCAATTACTTCTATTAATTGTATTAAACCCTTGATAATTACTATTAAGAAATTTGTAAAAAATTTAAACATTTTTCAATTGTTTTGTTTTCAATATAAAGTTTACCATTTTTAAAACAATCAACTCTTTATTATTTATATATTCTTTTTCACTTATATGTATTACTTTATAACCAGAACATAATATATTTTGGTCTCTTTTTCTCTCTCTTTCCCTATTCTCTGGATTGTCTCTATGATAATATGTCCCATCAAATTCTAAAATTAATTTCAAATCAGGTATAAAAAAATCAGGAAGTATATACGAATTATTTAACTTTAGCCTAAACTCATAATTTCTATTTGTATCATGTATTTGGTTATTATCATCTAACCTAGCAAAATAAACTTTATTATCAAAACCTAATTTAACCAACTCGTTATATGTTGATATAAACATCTCCTGACTTATAACACTATAATTAACTTTTTTATAATTACTAAGCCATTTCTCTTGTCTATCTAACCATCTACTATAACCAATTTCTTTACCAAGTTTCTCAATACACTTATCTAACGTGAATGTTCTTTGTCTCTCTTTCAATAGACTTTTAGATTCTTCAATTGAATATCCTTTATTGATATAATATTCCAACGTAGTAGGATGAACTCTCTCTTTAATAGCTTCTTTAGCGAATTCACTTATATACTCCTCAACATTATCTACATCCTTATACTTTATAAATTCTTTTGAAAATGGACTTCTTGATTTCCTCTCTAATTCAGTTGTTTTAGATTTATGGTTAGGATTTTTCTCACCCTTTACTTTCTCAGAAAACATTTTTTTATATTTTTCTTGCTTCATATGTTTTCCAGAGTTTTTAGTAGTATTTTTAATATCAGATAGAGCCATTATAGGTGCACCAGGAAATAATTTCTTATAATCATCAGTGGTCATATTGTTATGTTTATATTTTAAGTGTTTACCATATATTCTCTTACATTGTTCACCACATATTCTACATGTAACCGTTTCTATATTATCATCTATTTTCATAAAAAATATTTTTTATTTATATATTAAAAAATCACGGCTTCTTATCAAATTGGTAAGCGGTTTCTAACTTATATAAATAATCATATAATTTAATCTTTAACTTTTCTAAAAAGGTTAACTTTCTTTCTTTAGAAATCATTAAATAATAAAGCTTTCCAAATCTAATATCATATTGTATTCCATCTCGCTCTATTGAAATTATGGTATTAAAAGAAAAACATTTTCCGACCTGCCTACTCGCCATTAATATATTAAATCTATTATTAAAAAAATTATCTAGTATTTCGTTTTGATAGTCCCTAAGTGGAATTATAATTGGTTGTCCTTCTTCTCCTTTGATATAACAATATGTTCTTGCGAAATAGTGAATATCTAAAGCACATTTTATATATTCTTCCTGTTCATCATTTGACATTTTAAATGTTAATCCTGATGTTTTTAACCCTACTACTTTTTCAAAAAATGGATTTTCTAGTCTAGTTAAAACAAAACCATTATTTATTTTTTCGGTAGCTTCTTCTACCATTTTTGTTGTCCAAATTATCTGCCTTGACATATTTTAAAAATTTTTAAAATTTACTCACAAAGAGTTATTTTTAGTATATATAGTAATACTATGGGTACAATGTCAAAAATTGAAAAAGAACATAATAGAATCAATGATGAATTCGATATGATTCAAGAAGAAAATAGAGACTTTGATATAGCTAGTCATCTGGCTACTATTGATGATCTTCCAGATTTAGGTCAAATTGAACTTTATGATTATGACTCAGATTTAACTGTTGTTGCACAAAAAGGAATGGATGTAATTGAATCTCTAGTTGATTTATATTTAAGTGAATTTGGTGACTTAAAAAGTCATCCTTATATTAAAAATAAAGTTCGTGAAGATGCAATGGTTTATGCTGAAACTTTATTTTTATCTAAAATGACTAGGAAAAACTTCTTAACTCAAATGAGACAAGTTGATAATGGTGATAATTCAGCTAGAATGCATGAAGTAATTAATCAAACAATAAGAGAGGTGAGAGAAAATTCTAAATTCTCTTCTTCACAAAGAACAGAATTAGAAGAGTATTATAAAAAATTTAGAGAAGATCTAAGTGAAGTATCAGCCGCAATGAAAATATCTATTAAAGAAGATGATGAAAATGGTAAAATCATTGATAATAAGAAATTAAATGATATGATAAGTGAGGCGATGAAAAAAAAGAAATCCTAACTTATTTATACTTAATAGTACCGCCTATATTATTGAGACTAGGTGTTGATAACTGATTAGGTTTACCAATTGTTTGTATACTAGTACTTGATATCTGTTCAGGATACTTTGTAAAATAATCTATTAATGTTTGTTTTTCTTCCTCTTCATTTTCATAATCCGTAAAACGAATTAATCTAAAAAGATTATCATTAACATATTCTTCAGCTTTCAATTTATTTTTCTGATTATATAATGACCAATCATCAATATTATCCATTATGATTTTTTATTTTCATTACTAATATGTCCGACCTCTTCATCTTTTTCTTCTAATGAATTAACGATTTTATCTGGAAAATATCTATTTAAATTTTGTGTAGTTTTATCATTATTATAATAATATAATTGATTACCCATTAATGTTATTTCCTGATTTGAAATCATATTAGATAATAAAGGTTCCGAACCAATTAAGTTTATTTCATCGGTAGTCAATGATATTGAAGTTGTATTTTCAGTTCCTTCACCTGGTGGATTTTGAGATTCATTTATAAATTCCAAATAAGATTTTATCATTTTTATTAGTAAGATTTTTTTATATATTAATTTTTATTAGTCATAATATTTCGTATATTTATCTTATGAAATTTGAACATCAAAACATATTCTTTACAAGTGATTTTCACATAGGACATCAAAACATAATTAAATTCGATGTAAGACCTTTTGATAATATTAAAGAAATGCATGAAACACTTATTAAAAACTGGAATTCAGTAGTTAAAGATGATGATATAGTATTTTACTTAGGAGATTTTTCATATAGAGATAAAGGAATAGCTAAATGGTTTAAAAGTCAATTGAAAGGTAAAATTTATTTCATCATGGGAAACCATGATAGAATAAGAGATATATCTAAAATAGGATTTGAAAAAATTTTTGGAGATGATACAACACTTGGTGGAGCAACTATATCGATAAAAGATGATGATGCTAATAGAGGTTATCAAGATATAGTATTATGTCACTATCCAATACTTTCTTGGAACAAATCACATCACGGTTCTTGGCATATACATGGTCATTGCCATCAATCAATTATGAAAAATCCAGAAATGGCTTGGTATTATAAAAGAAAAGTTATTGATGCTGGTGCAAATGGTTGGGGATATACTCCAATTTCATATTTAGAATTAAAAAAAGTTATGAATGAAAAAATTATATCAGCAGTTGATCATCACGAATAATGAAAGTATATTGTATTGACGATGAAGGTGTTCATTTATCAGTTAAATATGGTAAATGGTATGAAGTAGTTAAAGTACTAAAGAGTGCTAGTGACTACGATATAGAACATATAAATCTTGTATATTGGATAGTTAATGATTATGGTCAAAAAAGAGGAATTGAAAAATCAAAATTTTTAACAGTCGAAGAATTTAGAGAAAAAAAATTAAAAATATTAGGCATATGAACTCATTAAATAAATCATCCGAAATTTTACTAGCTGAAATGGTATCAGAAGATATTATAAGAAAAGAATTAAATGATGTAACCATTTATTTTGATTATCAGGAAACAGATTCTGAAACTGAATTATCAGTTATTACAATTTCTAAAAATCATGGAGAAAGGTTTCTTTTTCATAAAATAAAAGCAAATAGTAAAATATCTTGTCTAAGTAAAATGATTGATTATATAAAATCTGATTATAAGCTTAATTTTCAAAACTATGAAATAGTTTGGAAAAAAAGAGGAGAAGTAAAAGATATTGTATCTTGGTTTAATGGTAAATCTTTTCTAGATATAATTGATAAGTTTTATTTCATGAAAGATCCATCAGATATTATAATATATGAGGTTAGATTAAAGCCATTAGCGTGAAATAATAATTAGTTATATCATGATGTTACATGAATTATTGTAAAACTGAGATAAAATTATCCCCTTCATCCAGATTATTATCTCTTTTTTTACAATCTAATATAGACGAAATAATTTTTTTAACATTTTCAGTATTTAATATTTCATCTATTTTATTTTTGAATTTATCTTCATCCATAAAATCTTTAATATTAACCTTTAAATCTAAGTCAGACTTTCCTAAATCTAACTTTACAGTTTTATTAAATGTCTGATTTAAAACATAGTCTTTAATATTCTCTTTAATAGTATTAATTTCAGATTTGTTATAAATAACAACTTCTAAATCATTAAATTTAAAAATATGTTTTTCAGCAGATATAATGTCTATTTGACTTAAAGAAGCATCCCAATAATCAGCTAATATCTTTTCATGTTCAACAGTAGCTTTATCAATTCCTTTATAGAGACATTGTTTAATATCAAGTATTTTAAATTCATCTGATTCAAAAAATTTGAAATTTTCAAAAGTCATTACACCATCGGTATGCATGGCAACTCTATCTTCAACAACATCTAATACAACTCTATTAATATTACTTATATCTTTAAGACCTTTTCTTTCTAAAAAATTAACAAGTCTTGATTTATTTCCTAGTAGATAATTTTTAAGATTGGTTGGTTTTATTTTCCATTTATCAACATATTCATCAATATATTGATTTACGAGTTGATAATATTTATTTGCATCTTCTGTATTCTTAATCATATACTATATATTAAATATTTTTTCATTAATTTTAACTAAACAAAATCTTATTATTTGATATATAATAAAAATTATTGTTAATATGAAAAAAGCTATTCTAGCATTTGCAATTTTTTCAATTTTTATGTCTTCTTGTGGAGGTTCAGATTCTGAACAACTATCTACAACAGATTCAACAAGTGTTACTGTGGATTCAACATGTTCTGATTCAACAAAATGTGATACAACTTGTATTGTGAAGTAATTAAAATTTGAAAAAATAAAAAACCCAGATTGAATCTGGGTTTTTTATGCACTTAAAAATTTTAATATATAAGAAAAGTATTAATTAAATGAATCTATCTCAAGCTAAATCTTTTTATAATAAAAAACCTGTAGAATTTGTTATTAAAGAATCTTATAATGACTTAAAAGAAGATAAAGAATTCATTCCTAGATTTTCTTTGAAAAATATTAAAGATTTTCAAAATATTCCAATTAATGAACCTATAAAATATACTGATGAGATAGCTATTAAATGTATTAAATACGGTATGATATTTTTAATAAATTATAAGGGGGAGGAAGATAAACATTTTGCAGGACATGAGAGAGTTGTTCAAATTATGGTGCTTGGTAGATCATCTAAAGGAAAGACATTAATAAGAGGATGGCATTTAAATGGTTGGTCAGTTTCTAAAAATAGACATATTAATAAAATATGGAGACTATTTAGAACAGATAGAATACTTTCTATGACTTTTACTGGATCTTTTTATAGATTAGCACCAGTTGGTTATAATATGAATGATAAAGGAATGAGAGGTGGGATAATAGCTAAAGCAGATTTTAACGCAATTAGAAGAAACCAACAAAACTTAGTTCAACAAAATGTAATTCAAAATAGAGATGAAGTTACTTTAAGTCAAGATGAGAGAAAATTTGTTACTATCAGAGTTAAAATAACAGATTCTAAATTAGATTTAACTAAACCATTAGAAAATTCATATATTAATAATCTAAAAAATGTTGAAAATGTTAGAATATCTTTTTTGAAAAGTATTTATGGAAATATATATTTAGCTATATTAGGAGCTATGGGTGAACCAGGAAATACAGTTAAAGTTATTGATGATAAAGGTAAAAATTTAGGAGTTTATAAAGTATTAGATTCAACAACCGGTCAAGTATTAAAAAGTATTACTAAAGTAAAAGGTAATTCTCTTTATGATTTATACATTTTTGATAAGAAAATTTAATATATAATTTATGTTACAGTATATAAAACATATAAATGAGGAATTAAATCTTACTAAGATGTCAGATGAAGATTTTGATAAATTATTAATTAAAATAAATAATAATTTAGATCAGTATAAATATTCAATATTGGATAATATTCACTATAATCTTAAAACTAATAAAGTAGAATATAAAAATTTTAATAATATTAATATAGATCAAATAATTTCACAATTAAATTCAGACTTAGGAAGAGATATTGTAGAACAATTTAATATTGAATCTTTTTTAAGAAAAATTAACCAAATTTTAGATTTAAAAAAAAGAAATACTAGGAAAAAAATTAAAGAAGAATTTATAAATTATTACTCATCTTTAAAAAACAGATTTGAAGATGAATTACAAGATACTAAAGTAGAAGATTATTTTGATAAAATAGAAGGAGAACATTCTATAATAACTCGTAGAAAATATGAAGATGAAAAGTATGATATTCAAGTTGAGCTTATGAAACTACAAGAATGGGTTATACAAACAAATCAAAGAATTGCCATTGTATTTGAAGGAAGAGATTCAGCAGGTAAAGGTTCGACTATTAAAAGATTTATTGAATATTTAAACCCTAAACACTTTAGGGTGGTTGCTCTTGGTTTACCAACACAAGAAGAAAGTAATAATTGGTTTGATAGATATGAAAAACATTTACCAAATCCTGGAGAAATTGTTTTCTTTGATAGATCTTGGTATAATAGAGGAGTTGTTGAACCAGCAATGGGTTATTGTACTGAAGATCAATATGTCGATTTTATTGAAAAAACTGGAAATTGGGAAGAGTCATTAATAAGAAAAGGATTAATTTTAATTAAATTTTGGTTTTCTATAACAAAGGAGAAACAACAATTAAGATTCGAATTAAGAAAACAATCACCTCTTAAATATTGGAAATTTTCACCAAATGATGCTAAAGTTGTTGACAAATGGGATATAATTACTAAATATAAAAATCAGATGTTTAATAAAACATCTACAAGATTATCACCTTGGGTTATAATAAATTCTAATGATAAAAAAATAGGAAGATTAAATGCAATGAGATATGTTTTAGATAAAATAAACTATGATAACAAAGATGAAACAAAATGTCATTGGTATCCAGAAGTAGTAAATATTTTAAAATAAAAAACCCCACTCATTTGAGTGGGGTTTTTTTTATTTAACAACATTAAAGTTGAATATATGTAGTTCCAGGTATAAACTGTTTAGCAGTATGTTTAGGTAATAATGTTCTCCAAGTATTTCCGAATGTTTTTTCAAAATGTGGAGCATCTTTAAAAGATTTCCAATCACCTCCCCATTCCCATCCATGTTTCTTCAAAATATTTACAACTTCCATCCAATCAGCTTTACCATCTTTATCAAAATCTACATTAGTTTCCCAAGAAGCAGATTCAAAAGTACCATCTCCATTAGTATCTTTTAAAAGAACGATATCAAGTGCTAATCCATAATTATGGATAGATTGACCACCTTTTGCTTTTGTAACAACACCCAATCTTTTACCATTGGAATCAAATAATTTAGTTCTACCTTGTGCATAAAGAGCATCTTGCTCAGCAAATGTTCTTAATGTATATGCAAATCTACATATAGCTCTACCAGCTAAAGCTGGCACAATTTCATTTAAATAAATGTCTTTAACTTCTTTTCTTACAGCTGGATGTAATAATTCAATTCTATCCATTGTTGGTTTATCACTCATAATATTAATATTTTTTTAGTATATATCTAACTTTTTTTCTTACATATTATATAATAATTATGAACGTATATAATCCAGAAGAAATAGAGAGAATTAATAAATTAAAAGATACTAATGATAAGTTAGAAAGTTTTTTTACTGAAAAAAGGGAAAATTGGAAAAAACAAATAGAGCCACTTTTCGAAACAATTAAAATTGAAATAAATATTCAAAATTTTAAAAAAATTATAGAAACACAATCATTATGTTTAAGTTATCGTCAAATAATAACAGAAGAAATATCTGCATTTTTAGATAGAAGATCTAAACAAGATGTTAAATTGAAAAGAATTAAACAAGATAAATTTATTTGGTATGCAACTTCTTTTGGAGTTAAAACAAATATGGGAGAAAAGACACTATTAATAGAAGCACACGTTGCAGAAGAGCAACGAAATGTAGAGCTAATTGAAAATTATATTGAATATTTAAGACAGACTAATAAAAATTTAGAAAGTTTACAATTTACTATTAAAAATATAATTGATTTATTTAATTATTTGGGAAGATAATTTTTCTAATTCTTTAGTAGCTAATTCTACTAATGTTTTATTTCTTTCGTTATCCCTTATATCTTCTAAATTAGACTTATATGAACCGACACATCCTTCACACTCCTGATTACCAGTACCTTCACATGTTTCACATTCTATATATCCTATACCAGAACATTTTTTACAATCCTTTCGAACTGATTTCTTGTTTAGTTTAGAACTTTTACCAGAACCTTCACATTTATCACATATATATTTTTTTCCAGTTCCATCACAATCATCACAATCTTCTGATCCATCAAATCCACTTCCACCACAGTCAAAACACTTAGAAAAAGATCCATCATCATTAGTTAATTCTTTGAATTCTAAAGGACTTCGATTTCTAATATTACTAATTAGACCATCTTCTCTTAAGTTTGATAAAGTATCTACAAATGGATACATAGTAAATTTATATGAATCTAGTTTAACTGCTACCTCTCCTAAAAATAAATTACCTTTAAATTCGAAAAAATAACTTTCACTAATATCACAACTTTGTTTATATTTTACCATCCATCCTTTTTCTTCAGCATATTTTTTAAATTTTAAAACATCACTATCTGCGGATGTATAGATTCTATCCATAAAATATGTTGCATCACAAGGTGATTTTTCAACTTTCCAAATAAGCGCCCTTCCTAAAACATCACCACTATTATTTAGATAAACTAATAAATTACAAACATTTGGATTTTTAACATAGATACCAAAATAATCTTTACATGTATCATACCTCATACATGAATTACCTAATTGTCCTTTTAAATATGCATATCTTCCCTCATTATAATATTTAATAATATCTTTTCCTTTTACTAACTCAAATTTGTTTTCATTTTTTTCGTTAGATGATTTATAAAGATTTACAAATTCTTCATATTCTTTATCAGTAAATTTAACATCTATTTCTAAATCTTTTATCACTTGTTTATCAGTTAAAAATGATCTTACAAATCTACCGATTTTTATTTCACCTCTTTTTTTATCTTCATAAGGTGATTCTTCACCTAATAATGTGAACCTTGAATCTGATAAAAATGTTATTGTATCGTCTTTATCAGTTATATCAATGAAATTTTGAGGAAGATCTTTTTCAACCTCCCAAACATAATCCCCACTATCATAAAATCTAGTATATAATAATTCTGCTATTTTGCTTTTTTTAGATATCAATTTTAATCTATCTAAAAATGCCGGAGATGCATCTAATTCTCCTTCAAGTATTAGATTAATAACAATATTTTCTAATATAAAATAATTATATTTTGAAATCATAAACTTTTTTTATTTTAATTATATTATCTATATATTAAACTATATGTCTAAATTTATTTTAAAAAAAGATTGGATTCTAAAATACACAATTTTAGATAAAGAAGTTCAAGAAGTATTATACAATAAAGGTCAAATATTTGAACCTAACGAAGAAGGTTATTATGTAATATCAAGCACACAGGGTCAGACTATATTTAAATATGATCGGATGAAATCCGCTCTTGATGGTGAAGAACTTCTATTTGAAGAAATGGTGGAAATACCAGAAATAAAGATTACACTTATAAATGAAGAAGATGAAGATATAATAAAAAATTATAGACTTCAGTTGGATGTTAAAACAAGTCCAAGAAAAGCGAAAGAAATAGAAAATTATTTAAGAAAAACTTTACAAGATATGTTGTAAAATTTCTTATATTTGTATATAGATAAAAATGGTGCTATTGTAGGTTAGAATATTTTATATATAAATTAAAAATATTCTAACAACTATGAAAATAATATGTATTTATTCTATAAAAAATATGGAAAATGAAAAGATATATATCGGTAGTTCAGTTGATTTCAATAGAAGGAAAAGAGTGCATTTAAATTTACTTTTTAAAAATAAACATCACTCAATAAAGCTTCA